CACCGATTACGCACCACATTCGTCTGCCATCCCGCGGTGATGCCGCGGGCATCGACTGCGAGGTCATCTTCTTGGCCCTAGACCAACCGAAAGACGTGCGCAAACTTCTCTCTTTGGAACTGACTGGCGCATGGGTCAACGAGGCCCGAGAACTGCCAAACGCGGTGATCGACGGCCTCACGCATCGAGTTGGGCGATATCCAACCAAGCGCGATGGTGGCGCTACCTGGCACGGCATCTGGATGGACACCAACCCGATGGACGACGACCATTGGTGGTTCCGTATGGCAGAAAAGGAAAAGATGAGCGGGGCCTATGCCTGGAAGTTCTACAAGCAACCGGGTGGCATGGTCGAGGTCGATCCGAGCGACCTGCCCGAAAACCCAGAAGCCCAGGACCATGTCTTTTCGTCTGGCAAGTGGTGGAAGCTCAACCCCAAGGCCGAGAACGTCGGCAACCTGCCAGCCGGTTACTACCAACAAATGCTGCTGGGCAAGAACCTGGACTGGATTCGGTGCTATGCCGGCGGCCTGTACACCTACGTTCAAGAGGGCAGGCCAGTCTGGCCAGAGTACGACGACAGCATGATGAGCGGCGAGGTCGATTACGACCCAAGTCTGCCGCTCCAGGTTGGCCTTGACTTCGGTCTGACACCTGCGGCCGTAGTCGGTCAGCGCTATTCCAATGGCCGCTGGGTAATCTTGGATGAGATTGTTACCTTCGACATGGGCCTCGAGCGCTTCGGCCAGCAGCTCTTGGCCGAGCTCAATGCCAAATACCCCAGCGCCCAGATCATGCTCTGGGGCGACCCAGCCGGTATGCAGCGAGATGCCATCTACGAAGTGACGGCTTTCGACTACCTACGCACCCTGGGGCTGCGTGCCCAGCCAACTCCCAGCAATGACTTCAAGGTTCGGCGGGAATCTGCGGCCATGCCCATGCAAAGACTCATTGCAGGCAAGCCAGGCCTGATTGTGGCCACACACTGCAAGATGTTGCGCAAGTCTTTGGCCGGTGGATATCACTTCAAACGGGTGTCAGTTGGTGCCGGCCAGGAGCGATTTAGGGATGCGCCAAACAAGAACGAGCACAGCCACGTTGGGGACGCCTTTGGCTATCTGCTGCTGGGAGGTGGCGAGCACAGGCGCATGACCAAGTCCCCACTGCAAGCCTCAACCATGATTGCCCCAACCGTGGCCACAACCGAGTTCGATGTTTTTTCGATTCGTTGACGAGCTCAATCAAAGGGTCGGGAGTAAGAATCTCTTTTTCCTGCCCTACTCCCCGGCCCACCTAGACCAGATAGAGATATCTCAGCCTGAGATACTGGCCGCAGCTCAGACCATGGACGTGGCCAAGATGATTGACCACCAGGCCACCATGGGGCCCTCGGCCACCACATTCCTTGATGGCAAGCCGGTTGCGGTGTTCGGCATGGTGCCAATTTGGTCTGGCGTTGGTGAGGCCTGGATGATTGCAGACGATGCCGCCAGGAAACACCCAATACGCATGACCAAGATTGCCAGACTGGTGATGGATATCTTGATGATATCGGAGGGATTGCGCAGGTTGCAGATAACCGTTAGAACCACAGACAGGCGTGCAGAGAAGTGGGCTCGCGCCATTGGGTTTGAACAAGAGGCTGTCTTGCGGGCCTATGGTCCAGACGGTGTGGATTATTTGATTATGGCGAGGTGGACATGAGCGGACTATTCGGAGGCAAGCCAGACACTGGCCCAGCCGAGCGTCAACTAGCAGAACAAAGAGCAGAAAACGAAAGACTCAAGCGGCAGCAAGAAGAGGAGCGCAGAGACCTATCCGAGCAGGCAGAGGCCCGCAGGCGAGCCCGGATGCGCGGTGGTTCTCGAATGTTGTTGTCTGCTGCTCGGGTTAACCCCGAGGAGGGCTTGACCACACTTGGTGCCCTAGGCACAGAAAGGACCATGTAATGGGCGGCGCAGTTTCTAAGATTTTCAAAAAGCCAGAGGTGGCGCGTCAGATTCAAGAGGTTTCTCAACCAAAACCTGCCGAGCAAAAATCCATGGCACAGGCGGATGCAGAGGATCGCTCCGCTCGCCGTCGTGCCCGACGCGGTGGACGCGCTTTGTTGTCTGAGCAGCGACTCAACGCAGAGCAGGGAGTGCAAACCCTTGGACAGGCAGATATGTGATGCCAGACACCGACAAAATGCAGAAGAAAGTGGCCATGGTTATGCGTGAGTATTCCAAGGGCAAGCTCAAGTCCAGCTCTGGCCAAAAGGTTAAAAGCCAGCAGCAGGCCAAGGCTATCGCCATGAGTGAGGGCCGTAAGGCTGGGGGCTACAAATGAAACCCGGCCTCTATGCCAACATTCACAAAAAGAGGGAGCGCATAGCGGAGGGCTCAGGCGAGAAGATGCGCAAGCCTGGCTCCAAGGGTGCGCCCACGGCCGAGGCTTTTAAGAAGGCAGCCAAAACGGCAATGAGGAATAAAAAGTGATTGGCTGGCTCGCTGTGGTGGCTTTCTGTATACCCGGCGAGTGCAACTTCTTTGCCGACACCCGCACGCCTTACCCGACCATGGAGGCCTGTGAAGAAAAGGTCAACAAGGTCGTTGACGAGCTCGAGGGCGTTGGCATCCCTGTTGTGATACCTGGCTGCATACCAATTCGATTTACACAAACATGAGCTTGACAATAAACAGAGAATCTCTGACCACACTTGCCCGCCACGTTACGCCAAGCTTTGGCAGACGTGATGGTAGCCATGTCCTGGTCGATTATTCCGAGCCCTTGCCGGTGGTTGCCGTTAACCATTACCGGCTGCATGAGGGGCTGGCGTTTATTGCGTATTACCTGCAAAACGGTGTCTCTCCCTTGGCTGACGGTGCCAGCATTAACATTGCGATTGCTGCCAATGCTGGCTATACGCCGCACATAACCATTGGAGCGTTTTGCGGTGGTGACGCCACCATGTTTATTTACGAGAATGCAACCGCATCTGGCGGCACCGCGTTTACGCCAGTCCAACGCAATCGCAACAGCGCCACCACTAGCAATGTGGCCATGACCATCAATCCAACGGTGACAGCCACTGGCACAGAATTGTTCAAAGAATTCTGGCCTGGCGGCGTTAAAAAGAAAGCCGGCGGTGGTGGAGGCGAATCTTTGGAGTATGTGATCAAGCCACTGACCAGCTACCTGATTAGGTTGACCAACATCTCTGGGTCGGCCCAGACGGCCGAAATCATCTTGGAGTGGTACGAATGAGGAAAGAGCACAAGAATCCAGCGGGCGGGCTGACTGAGGCCGGCCGCAAATACTTTAAGAGAACCGAGGGCGCTGATCTCAAGGCCCCGGTGAAGTCTGGGACCAATCCGCGCCGGGTGTCTTTTGCTGCTCGATTTGGCGGGATGGATGGCCCCTTGGTAGATGAGAAGGGCAGGCCAACCAGGCTCAAGCTGGCGCTCAAGGCGTGGGGGTTTGGCAGCAAAGAGGCTGCGCGTAATTTTGCCCAAAGGCACAAAAAGGACTGATGACATGATGCGACTCAACCCCGAGCAAGTAATCAAGCGCCATGACTTGGCGTTACGCAAGAAGGATGACTTCCGAGACCTGTACGAGGACTGCTACGAGTTCGCACTCCCGCAGCGCAACTTGTATGACGGTTATTACGATGGCAAGGTCGGTGGCTCAAAAAAGATGCAGCGAGTCTTCGACTCTACGGCCATCAACTCTACCCAGCGCTTTGCTAACCGGTTGCAGTCTGGAATCTTCCCGCCCCAGCGCAAATGGTGCCGCTTGGAACCTGGCCCCAACATCCCGCAAGACCGCACAGCAGAAGCTCAGGCCGCGCTTGATGTATATACAGAAAAGCTTTTCGCCACGCTCAAGCAGTCGAACTTTGACATTGCAATGGGCGAGTTCCTGTTGGACCTGGCAGTCGGCACCGCTGTGATGATGGTGCAGCCTGGCGACGATGTTTCCCCGATCAACTTTGTGCCCGTGCCCCAGTTCCTAGTTGCGTTTGAAGAGGGCGCCAATGGCCAGGTGGACAACGTCTACCGTCGGATGCGTGTCAAGGCTGAGGCCATTGACCGTCAGTGGCCAGACGCCAAGATTGACGGTGAAAGTTCTCTGGCCAGACTGATCAAGGAAAAGCCGACTGAGGACGTTGACCTGATCGAGGCAACCATTTTTGACCCCAAGCGAGGCGACTACTGTTATCACGTCATCTACAAAGAGGGCAAGCAAGAGCTGGTCTACCGTCGCATGAAGGTCTCGCCTTGGGTGGTTAGCCGATACATGAAGGTTGCCGGCGAGATCTACGGCCGTGGCCCACTGGTGACCGCACTCCCCGATATCAAAACGCTCAACAAGACGCTCGAGCTGCTGCTCAAGAATGCCAGCCTGGCGATTGCTGGGGTGTACACGGCCGCAGACGATGGGGTACTCAACCCAGCCACCGTCAAGATTCTTCCGGGTGCCATCATCCCAGTGGCCAGGAATGGCGGCCCGCAGGGCGACTCTCTTAAACCTTTGCCACGCTCGGCTGACTTTAACGTATCTCAGATCGTAATCAACGACCTGCGTCAGAACGTCAAGCGGGTGCTGCTTGATGAGTCCCTGCCGCCAGATAACATGAGCGCCAGGTCGGCCACCGAAGTGGTCGAGCGCATGAAGGAGCTCTCGCAGAATCTGGGTTCGGCCTTTGGCCGCCTGATCAACGAGACCATGATCCCCCTGGTTAGCAAGATTTTGCAGGTGATGGATGACCGTGGCCTGATCGACCTGCCTTTGCGTGTCAATGGCCTTGAGGTTCGGGTGTCTGCTGTCGCCCCCCTGGCCATGGCCCAAAACATGGAAGAGATCAACAACATCTTGCAGTTTGCCCAGATTGCCCAGGGCGCTGGTCCAGAAGGCCAGATGGCAATCAAGACCGGAGATATGCTGGACCTGATTGCAGAGAAGCTTGGCGTGCCGCAGCGCATCAGGACGACACCGATGGAGCGCCAAATGCGAATGCAGGAGATGGCGCAGATGGCCGCGCAGGCAGCCGAGGCCAATCCAGAGGCAGCAGCTCAGATGCTGGCTAAAGCCTGATGCCGGGCTGGGACGAGCTCGAGGCCCCAGTTGGCCAGGATGTTCGAGACACACAACAGGCCGTTGAAGACCTGAACAAGCTTTGCCTTCGGGTGTTAGCCACCGAGGACGGCCAAAAACTCATGGGGTGGCTTAGGTCAGCCCTACTTGAGCAACCCGTTGCCGTGCCGGGTGCAGACCCGTCCCATGCGTTCTATCGAGAAGGCCAGAACAGTGTGGTACGGGACTTGGAAGCGCGGATCACCAAAGCGAGGAAATACTGATGGATACAGATAACCAAACGAACCAGGGTTCTGGTGAGGGTGGCCTGCTTGATTCAGCGACGATTGATGATGGGCAAGCTGCTCAACTAGATACAAGCTCAACCGAGATTAGCCACATGGATGAACCGGAGGACGACGGTCCCCTGGAGCGCCCAGACTGGTGGCCAGAAAAGTTCTGGAAAAAAGACAGCTCAGAACCAGCCTTAGAGGAGATTGCAAAGTCTTATGCCGAGCTCGAAAAGCAGTTTCGGGCGGGCAAACATAAGCCGCCTGCCGATGGGAACTATGACGTGTCGGCCTTTGGCGATACGCCAGAAGACGACCCGGTCCGCACCCACGTCTTGGGCTGGGCCAAGGAAAACGGAATCAGCCAGGCGGCGCTCGACAAACTGGTCGGTGAAGTGGTTGCCATGGGCGGCGAGCAACAGGTGCAGGTTCAGCGCACCATTGAGCAAGAACGCAAGGCCCTTGGACCCAATGCAGATGCCATCATTAGTGGCATGACGGACTGGGCCCGCAGCCTGGTCAATAAGGGCATTTGGGGCAAGGATGACTTTGAAGAGTTCAAGGTCTGGGGCGGCACGGCCAGCGGGATCAAAGCCTTGGCCAAGCTGCGGGAAACCTACGAGGGCAACAGAATCCCCCTGGAGTCTGTGCCGGTTGAAGGAGCGCCCAGCAAAGATGAACTTTATGCCATGGTTGGTGATCCAAAGTACAAGACGGACCCTGCCTATCGCGCCAAAGTAGAAAAGCTTTTTGCACAGAATTTCTCCTAGTTCTCTCCTCCCTGGTTACATAAGGGTTGCCCCGGCCAAGCGCCGGGGTTTTTTTTACTTGCAAAGCGATATCAAAACAATTAGAAACTAATTGAGGCCAATCCATCTGGACCCTCACCGCAGCGGAAGCTGACGATTGGTGCCCGCAAGGCACAAGCACCAGGCCCTGGAAACAGGTCAACCGACGCGCAATAAACCTTTTTTTAATTTTTCAAGGAGCATCACAAATGGCTATCTCTCTGTCGAATGCCTTTGTACAACTCTTTGATGCTGAGGTTAAGCAGGCCTATCAGGCCAAGGCACAGTTGGTCGGTGCCGTGCGTCAGCGTCGGGGTGTCGAAGGTTCTAGCGTTAAATTCCCCAAGGTCGGTAAAGGCGTTGCGACTGCTCGCATTCCCCAGACCGATGTAACCCCCATGAACGTGGGCTTCTCGCAGGTCACTGCTACTCTTGCTGACTGGAATGCCGCTGAATACAGTGACATTTTCTCTCAACAGAAAGTGAATTTTGACGAGCGCCAAGAGCTTGTGCAGGTTGTGGCCAACGCTATCGGCCGCCGCCAGGACCAGATCATTCTGGACGCACTGACCGCTTCCAGCACCTCGCTGACTGTTTCTAACGATATCGGTGGTACCGATACCAATATGAACGTCGCCAAGCTGCGCGAAGCTAAGAAGCTGCTGGATAAGAACAACGTGCCGTTTGAGGGCCGTCATATCATCCTGCACGCCAACTCTTTGGCCTCTCTGCTGTCTGAGACCGCCGTTACCAGCGCTGACTTCAATACGGTTCGCGCCCTGGTTGCTGGCGAGATCAACACCTTCTTGGGTTTCACCTTCCATATTCTGGGTGACCGCTCCGAGGGTGGCCTGGCCATCGACGGTTCTAATGACCGCACTCTCTTTGCCTTCCACCGTGACGCTGTTGGTTACGCAGAAGGTATCGCTCCTCGCACCGAAGTCAACTATGTGCCCGAGAAGACCAGCTTCCTTGTGAACGCTCTCTTTTCCGCTGGCGCTATTGCCATTGATGCTGAGGGTATCGTTCAGATCACCGCACGCGAAGCATAAGGAGATTGTTAAATGGCTTACTCAAGCACCGGTCTTAACCTTGTCGCTGGTTCAAAGGCTGGCAACGCTCCTCAGATCTGGGCCTACCAGTCTGCTGATGCGATTGCCACCGTTAACACCAGTGGTTACTTCAACTCTGCTGCCAGCCTGATGAAGGTTGGCGACCTGATCTACGTCTACGACACGGCCACCCCCACTGCTTCTCTGGTGGTTGTCCTGTCGAACACCGGTACCGTGGTTGACGTGTCTGACGGCACGACGATCTCGGTGGCCGATGCCGACTAAGACGTAACGCTGCAAACCGGGCCGGCCACTGCTCACGCGGGGCTGGCCCTTTTTACATAGAGGTCTGTCATGGCTGCCGGTGATTCTGGACTATCAATCTGCTCTGATGCTCTTTTGCTGCTGGGGGCCAATGCCATCACCAGCTTTAATGAGGGCACCGACTCTGCTAACGTCTGTGATCGGCTCTATCCCGATATCCGCGACCAGGCCTTGATGACGTACCCATGGAGCTTTTCCTTTAAGAAGGTCAAGCTCTCCAGGCTGGTCACCACCCCGACCACAGAATACAAATACGAATACCAACTACCCGGTGACCGGCTAGGTTCTCCGCGCCAGGTGTTTATATCTTCCTCTCCGGGCCAGCGTCCGGTGAAGGAATACCGAATCTTTCAAGACAAACTCTTGAGCGACTACGAAGAAGTCTGGATCGACTACCAGTACAGCGTGGGCGAGTTTGAGATGCCGGTTTATTTTGTGCAATTGCTCAAGTATCTGATGGCATGGCACTTGTCCTATCCCATCACCGATCAGGACTCAAAGGCTCAATACTGGCAGGGCGTTGCTGTTGGCTCGGCATCCGAGAATGGCCGTGGCGGCTACATGAGGACCGCCATCCAGATGGATGGCCAGGGCCAGCCCAACAATTACATTGATGACTTTGCACTGATCGAGGTCCGATACTAATGACGCGGTTCGTTAGCATCCAGACCAACTTCAGCACCGGGGAAATGGACCCGTTGCTGCGAGCTCGGGTTGACCTGCCTGCGTACAACAACGCTCTGGAGGAGGCCACCAATGTGGTTGTGCAGCCCCAGGGTGGCGTGCGTCGCAGGCCTGGCACCCGATACATCACAGAGATCAACGCGGCCTCTGGCGTGCGTCTGGTGCCGTTTGAGTTCAGCACCTCTGACAGCTATATGCTGTGCTTTACAGACAATCGGATGTACGTCTTCAAGGCTGGTGTTTTGATTACAGCCATCAATGGGACGGCCAACCCTTATCTGGACACCACCAGCCTGGGGCTGACGGGGGCCAGGCTGGCGAACCTAAGCTGGACGCAGTCGGCTGACACCCTGATTGTTGTGCATCCTGACCTGGCGCCCGTATCCTTGGTGCGTGGCGCCAACGATGCAAGCTGGACAGGTTCAACGATTAGCTTTGACTCGGTGCCGAAATACGCGTTCAGCATCTCAACGAGCTCACCTGCGGCCACCCTAACCCCGTCTGCTGTGTCTGGAAAGGTTACGCTCACGGCATCTGCATCCGTCTTTTCTGCTGGCAATGTGGGTCAGTACATCAACGCCACCCCACAGGGCCGAGCCAAGATTGTGCAATACACCAGCGGCACGGTGGTGCAGGCCATTACGGAATTCCCATTTTTTAGCACCGCAGCCATTGCATCTGGTTCATGGGACTTAGAGACTGGTTACGAGGACGTTTGGTCTGTGAGTCGCGGATGGCCAAGGTCAGTAACCTTCCATGAAGGGCGCCTGTATTTTGGTGGCTCTCGGTCCAGGCCATCTACGGTTTGGGGGTCGAAGGCCGGCCTTTTCTTTGACTTTGAGGCAACGGAGGGTCTGGATGACGATGCAGTCGAAGCAACGCTGGACACCAATACATTCAACGCGATTACAGATATCACGTCGGGCCGAGATCTTCAGATCTTTACAACCGGAGGTGAGTTCTATGTTCCGCAAGAAGGCCTCGACCCCATCACTCCAACCAACTTTTTTGTTAAATCAACCACTCGAAACGGAAGCAAAGAAGGGGTGCGAGTCCAGCAGCTAGAGTCTGGCACGCTATTTATCCAGCGCCAAGGCAAAAGCCTAAACGAGTTTGCCTTTACAGATACGCAGCTCACCTATGTGACTAGCAAGATATCGCTACTGGCCGGCCACCTGTTGCGCAACCCCACAAGGATTGCGCTGCGCCGGTCAGTGGCAACCGATGAAAACGACCTGCTGTTGGTGGTCAATAGCACCGATGGGTCGATGGCCGCCTTCTCTCTGTTGCGGGCGCAGAATGTGATTGCCCCATCCGAGTTCATTACAGACGGTGATTTTATTGACGTTGGCGTAGACCTGACCACCATCTACACAGTGGTCAAGCGCACCATCAATAGCGTTGTGAAGTATTACGTTGAGCGCTTTGATGACACGCTAACGGTTGACTGTGCAGTCGCGGGTGGGGCCGCAGCTTCGGCATCCGCTGCCCACCTAGAGGCCAAGACTGTAGATGTAATTCTGGATGGCGCGGTGCAGCCCACGCAGGTGGTTCCATCTGGTGGCGCGGTTACATTCCCGCGCTCATCGACCTCAACCTACCAGGTTGGGGTCGATTACAACGTGCGCATTGTGACGATGCCCGCTGAGGTCAAGATATCTGCCGGCACCCGGCTGGGGTTTAAGAAGCGGATTGTTGAGGTCAATGCGTTTGTAAAAGACACGCAGCACATGATCATTAATGGCACCACCGTGCCTTTTAGGAACTTTGACAGCGCGACAATCCTTGATGAGCCGGTGCAAGAGTTCACTGGCACAAAGACATTGCCTGGCGTGCTGGGTTATAGCAACGAGGGAAAGATCACCATTGAGCAGGATATCCCTCTTAAAATGACGCTGTTAGGGATGGAGTACAAAATCTCCACCTACCCTGGGAGTTAACAAATGGAAATTGTTGCCGCTGTCGCTGCTGTAATTGGGGCCTATGGGGAGTACGAGGCCGGCCAGTCTGCAAAAAAGATGTACAACCTACAGGCCCAGCAGGCCACGGTTGAGGGTGAGCGCAAATCAATTCAGTACAAACAGCGCTCCAACGACGTTTTGCAGCGCAGACTAGAGGCAAATGCAGCTCTTACCGTCCGCTCATTTGCCGGCGGCATTGATCCATTCTCTGGCTCGCCAGACACTGTTAGGGCCCTGAACGATACTAAGGCTGGCCGCGAGTTTGCCATCCTCATGGCTGACGCTGATGCTGCCATGCGCGGTGGCGCAATCCAGGCCCAGATGTATGAGGCCGCTGGTCAGCAAGCCGCCAGGGCCGGCACGTTTAGGGCTGTGGCGAAGCTTGGCATGGCTGCCGCCTCTGCTGACAGCTATACCAGCGCCACGCAAGCGCCAGCTCCGGTTGAGATAAGGAACGTCTGACAATGGCACGCCTTCCACGCTATCAAGAGTCTGGGCTGATCTCGGCAGATATCCCCCGCATGGACTTTGCGAACCTGCGGGAGTCTGCGCAATTTAGCCAGACGGTGGCCAGCTCTCTGGACCGCATCTCTCAGTTTGCGTTTGGCGAAGTGCAAAAGCAGCGCCAAAAAGAAGACGAGATTCTTGCTATTCAGGTGCGGGCCGAGCTCGAGGGTGAGGTGCAAAAGCGCATGGCAGATCTGACCGTGCAGGTTGAGACAGGCCAGTTGAACAGCCCCACCAAGATACAAGAAGAGATCACCTCGATGCGCGGGCTGGCTATGCCGCTTTCGGAGATTAGCCCATCTCAGGCGCAGGCTCTCATGCAATCAATTGCCACGTCTGGCAAATCGCTAATGGCCAAGAGTTCAGATATCTTGGTCAAGGCGTATCAGGCTGAAATTGGTGTCAAGGTTGACGGGGTAAACGCAGCGCTGAACAAGACCCTTGAAACTGCTTATGAAGTAACGCAAGACCCGGAGCAGATTGCTCAGATTGTTTCTGCCGCCCAGGGGAAGGTGTACGCTCAGGCGGCTCAAGCTCCCGCACTCATTCCGAAGGCCCTTGAGGATTTTGAAAAAGTCCGCAAGTCTGCCGAGCATTCGGCCATGTCCAAATACTTTGGGTCTGATGACTTTGGCGCTAGTGAAGCAGAGCGCCTGGCCAAATTAGCCAGGAATGACGCAGGCAAATTCACAGAGTCTTGGAAGAGAAAGTCAGAGGCCGAGCGCATTGAGATTAAGAAGCGGATGGACGACGCTTCCATTGCCAAGATAAATTCCAAGAAGCGGGATGTTGAGGCTGAGAAGATGGCCAATGATGAGGCCTACATCACAGACTACAAGCTCTACATGACTGAGAACGACCCGCGCAAGCGAGCACAAATCGCCAGGCGCCTGGTGCAGTCCGCTGACTCGGTGGCAGATATTGACCGCATCTTAAAAGCCCCAGAGACCGGTGGCGATGCGTTGCTGTTTTCCAATCTGCGCGAGGACATTGATCGCGGCAAGATTACAGACTATAGACAACTGCAAAAGTTTGTTGGCCCCAACGGCCTTGACAAGACGCAGCTTGATAAATTGCAGACCCAGCTCTATTCAAAGCGCGACAAAGAACTGAGCGCCATACGCTCACGCATTCGAGATCAATCTGGCATTGGTACGCAGGTTGGATTCTTTGATCCCAAAGAGGCTAGGGTGGTGAAGAGCCAGGCCATTACAGACCGGTTTGAGCGATTGGTAGAGCAGGCTATCAAAGAGAATGAAGGGCTGCCGGCTGACAAGGCTGTGCCAATCAATTATGACAAGCTACTTGATGCGGCCCTCAAAGACTACGCTGAAACCGACGCAAAAAACAATGTTGCTAATGAGGCCAAGAGAAAGCTTGAGCTTTATGCGGCCGAGGCTAAAAAGAAAAAAGTTGAGGTAACAATCACCCAAGATACGAACATTGAGGATCTGCGGCGACTCAAGGTTTTTAATGAAGACCAGCTCAATGGAATTAGCAAGCAAATAGAAGCTCTCAGGAACAACCAG